TCCATAGCGTCCCACTCAGCATTTTCAGCTGTAGCTATGTTATCAACCATGCTATCTGTTAGTTCTTTGAATGCCATGCCAGCAAGAGCACCATATGCCGCTACTTTCAGCGAGCCGCCAACTGCTGACGAAAGTTTTTCACCTTGCAGTAAATCTTTTGAAGCACGAAGTACTAAACCAGCTGCCGCACCACCTGCAGGTCCACCTGCAAAGGCTGCAATAGTAGTTAAAATACCTACAGCTAAACTTGCTTTTCCAGGATTAGCTTTTGCCCATTCACTTACTTTTTCAATGCCCTGGACAATTTTGCTATCACTGTTTTTTGCTTTAATATCTTTCTTAAGTTGTTCAAATTTTTGATCAGCGTTTTTAATAGGACCTGCTTTTTGTGCCATGCGTCCTAGTTCATTAACTTTTGCGTCTACTGCTTTAGCAATATCTACAGGAAGTTTAGCAGCCGCTAATGCTCCTTTTCCAATCTTGCCAGCTACACTAGTGTTGTCTCCACTGGCCATTGCTGTTTCTTCAGCACCTTTGAATAATGCTAGTACTTGATCTTTTGTGAGTGTTGCTTCAGCAAGCTTAGAATATTGTTCTACTAGAGGAAAAAGTTCTCTTTCAAAACGTAGTTGCAAGTTTTGTTGTGATTCAGTAAGATCCTGCCAGCCTTCTTTTAAAATTCTATGTGATTTATTTTCGTATAGTGTTACTTCATCTAGTTTCATTGTAACATTCCTACAAGTTTTTGTTTGTTAGCTGGAGTCATTTTGCTTAATGCACCTGCAATATCTTTTGGTATTGCAACAGGCGCTGTAGCTTTTTGTTGATCTGGTTTAGGAGCAGCAGTTTTTTTCTGTCCGCCTCCGGCAGCTGGTGGTTTAGTAGCACCAGGAGTTGTGTCTCCTTTTGCAACGCCGCCTTTGCCTGCTAAGGCTTCTTTAGAAGCGGTAGTAAGCAAATCATTTAGTTGTTGTTTGTTTAACACTCCGCTAGGTATAGTAGCTGCAGTTTTATGTTTCTTAAAGCGTAAAAATTCAGCAAAGTCCTCTCCTGTGACCTGCTTCATGTTTTTTCCCTGTCTACCTATGTATTGATTTAGTTCTTTATGTAGATTATTTGCTGTATCACCTAGATCAGCTTTGCCTAACATGTTTGCTGATTTTGATTTAGCAGTTGCACCAGGCAATTTTCCTAATAGTTTGCCTCCAAGCTTGTTACCTAGTTGCGATAAACCACCTGCTGGTACTTCGTCGATCTGTTTTTCTACGATTATATCATTTATCTTCATTGTTAAAATCCTTACGCATTGTATTTATATATTTGTTTATCAACTTCGTTGATAAATGTTTTCGCTAACGCTCAAACAATTTCTTTTAATTAGATAAAAAGCAATATTACGAAGTAATATTGTTGTAACTTCATGTAGATTGTTTCAGTCAGACGGAACCTACACAGCGGCTCCATCATCTCGAAAACTTCATGTGAGTTCGTCACAGCCGAGACCGGAAGTAGGTATTTGACTCTGCTACTGGGCTCTGACCTTTCCCAACCTACGTCGACATTACAGAAAAATTTTGCTAAAATTTTTTTTGCTTCGCAACCTTTTCTGCTATCCCCTGCCTCGTTCCTAGTGCTAGGGGTTTTCGTAGCATACAGCCTAGTGGACTACACCAGTATCCAAACATAGAAGTCTATGCCTTCAAGGTGAATCGAGCAACCCCGATCAAACAATGTCCTTGTGTGCCTATAAAATGTTTTTAAGTGCTTCTTTAAGAATTTTTGAACTGCCTACTCGTACATTAATGATTCCGTTATAATATTCATCGGTCTCAAGTACTCTACGATCAAACTGTTCTTTTGCCTCTAGGTAACTTAACACGCCTCTGCTGGGACAATAGTGTAAAATTTCTCTAGTAAATTTGTCTTTGCCTAATTTTAAAACGTCTGCATTCAAATGATCTGACGATCCCCAATAGTCTCTCCAATCACTTTCTTTATAACCGCGTCTTCTGTTTACTTTTCCTTTGAGTGGAGGTTTGCTTGTTTTAAATTTTGCTAGTTTTTTGCCTATATACTTTTTATTATTGGTAAGATTTGTAATTAGATACACAAAGCCTTCACAGTCTTCAGGTAATATGTCTACTGTTTGATCTTTGTATGTCCATTGCATCCTAGTACTTACCGATGCCTAATTTTTTTTGTCGCCTTTGTGAGTTATACGGGTAGTTTGATGTTTTTCATGTATCTCGTCTGCTCTTAACTTAGCAAATGTTCTAATATCTCTAAGAGCTTTCCTTACAGATCGATGTGTACGCACAGAATTTCTAGATTCAAACTTTTCATTTTCAGAAAAATATTCTAGATAAGCTTTTACTAGTTTGTCATGTACATCATCTATGTGTGTCATTCTACTACATCTAAATCATTTGCATAGCTAGTGTATCCGTTTTCTTTTACAACCCTAAGCACATGATTTACTCTTCCTATTAGTTCATCTTTGTGTGAGATAAGATAAATGTTCTTATCTCTTTCTCTACCCATCTTCTTAAGTACTGCTAATGAATTTTCTACTCCAGCTGTATCCATTCCGCTATCAATAAGCTCATCGATGAATAGTAAATTAATATTTTGATACAAACTTTCCCAAACATCTCTAAATGCAAAGCTCAATCCAAGTATAAGTCTGTTACGCTCACCTCTTGACAAGTTATCAAAGTCTAAATCTTGTCCTAGCTGAGTAATTTCAACAGTTAAGTCATTTAAGAACACAACTTGATGCGGTAATCCAATCTTATCTAAGTAATATGTAAGTCTATTGTTTAGATAAGCTAGGTTTTGATCAATAATCTTCTTACGAATAAAACTATCTTTGTTTGTTAGTAATTTCATTAAGAACTCTTGGTGATCTTTGTAGCTAACTAGGTCATTAACAGTGTTCCAATTAACTTCTTGTATAGCTGTTTCATTTAAATCATTAATTTGTATCTCATATGGATCATCTTCAGCTTCAGTTCTAGATAAACTACTCTTTAAGTTCTCTACATTGCTTCTATGTTCATATGCTTCTTTAGCAGTATCATAAAATGTAGTAGGTTTGCCGTTAATATCACCTATTTCGTCTAGTGCAGTAACAACGTCAGTACATTTAGTACTAATTTCTAGTTGATATGCAATAGCATCTTCTAATTCTTTAGTTTTTGTAGCTAATATCTCTTGTTTTTTCTCTTCACCTAGTGGTTGATCACATGCATAACATATAGCATTATCAAGTCCTGCGATATCTAAAGTTACCTTTTCTACAGACTTGTCAGCACGTAATAGTGCCGGCTCAAGGGTACTTAATTCCTTTTTAAGAGCCAAAATAGTGTTATTATGCTCAGTCCAGTTAGCTAATTTTTCGTGCAGTTCTAATTCTGATTCAATATCTAATTGTTCTAGTTCATCTATTGCATTACTAAGATTTTCACAGTCCTTTTTGTGTTTTGCATTCCAAGCACGTTGCCTTTGTGCTAGTTGTTCAATACTTGCTTTGATTTTATCATTAGAAGTTTCAATTGCTTCTATCTTTAGTGTCTCTTGTACAATAGAATCCTTAGTTTCTTTAATTTTATCTTTAAGAGAGGTAGATTTTTCAGTTAATATAGTAATACCAAGTAGCTGTTCAATAATAGCACGTTGATCATTAGTACGCATACTTAAAAATGGCTCAGTATATGTGTTTAATGCTACAATATGTTTGAACATGTCGTGACTCATACCAAGTAGCTCGTTAATTGTTTCTTGTGTCTTACGTGAATCGCCTTGCGACTCGTCAATTAACTCTTGTTCTTGATCGTTAACATAGAATTTAAGGAAATTAGGGCCTCTACCACGTTCAACACGGTAGGATGTAGCGTCCTTTTCAAATTGTAGGGTAACTACCATGCCTTTGCCGTTAGTTTTGTTAATAAGGTTGTTACGTTTGATGTTAGTTAGTGCTAAACCGTATAATGCATAGCTTAATGCATTAATAATAGTAGTTTTGCCTGTACCATTACGTGATCCACTATCATCTCCACCTTGATCTAAGTTTTCACCTAGTACAAGCGTAAGTTGTTGCTGATCAAAGTCTACCGCCTGGGTTTGATTACCCACACTCATGAAGTTTTTAACTGTTAGGTCTTTAATTTTTATCATTCGAGTCCGTTATAAATGTCCATAAGGGTTACTTTATCAAAATCTACAGTATCTAGTTCTGCAATTTCACCGGCTACTATTTGATCTACACTAATAAATTGTGAAATATCTAAGTCTGTTGACATTTCTTCAATTTGTTTTTGAGGGATCAGTGTTAACTCTCTACAGTTGTAATCTTTTACAAATGTTTCTTTTATAAAACTTGCTTCTTCATAGGATATTGGAACGTCTATAGTTACACGCAAGTACATTTTGGGTTTTATTAGTTCTTCGGTATTTTCAAGTAATTGTCTTAGACCGTATGTACGATATTTTGGACAATCCTCCCAATTAATATATTCTGGTTCTTTATTATTTTCTCTATCAAGAATCATCATTCCTCGTTCGTCATCACCTGCGTCTGCATAGTTGTGAGGAAAAGCATTTCCGATGTAATTAATTTTTCCTTGATGTTGTCTTTTGTGGAAGTGTCCACTAAACACATAATCTTGATGTTTAAAATGTTCTACTTTAAGATCACCGTGATCTGGCATCTTTACAAGTGCATTCATATAAAAACTAGGAAGTTCAAAATGTCCAAATAGATATTTTGCTTTTATATCGCTAATCTTTTTATATTCATCCTCAACTAGCCAAGGAACAAGGGCAACATCTTCGACTACAGTAATTTCGTCTACAAAAGTTATTCCAGGAATGTGTTTTGCAAACGCTGTACTGTTTACATCACGCTTATCTTTGTAATATAAATCGTGATTACCGTCAAAAAAGAAAAACTGTTCAAATGCTGAACCAAGTTTCTCCATTGAACGTATAGTTGCGTCCATTGTAGTTAAATTTAATGAATTTCTATTATGATGCCAATCTCCACAAAAGATTCCAGTTTCACAACCGTTATCTTTAGCAGTTTGGATGTACCAATCAATAAAATCTTCACAATCGTCGTTATGTACACGACTATTCCCTTTTAAGCCAAAGTGAATATCAGTAAAGACTGCTGCTTTTTTAAACAAATTCAGTATACTCCAATTCTATAGTAACATTATATAGTATTTTTATACGCCTGTCAACCTCTATTTTGAAGTTGTTTTATCGTTGAATACACTAGTTGAAGCATCTTCATTGCGTTTAACACTAGCTTCCCATTCGCCTGCATGCTGTCTAGTGTAGCTAGGATTAAGGTCATTCATTTCTAAGATATCATCTCTTATGTTTTGATTGCGTTTTTCTATATTAATAACACGCACAAATGAATTTGTTACAGCCGCAGTATAATATGCAAATGGATTTTGACTTTTTGACTCGTCAAACTGTAATCCAATTTGTGTTAATTGTAAAATAGCTTGACCTCGCATTTCGTCATTGTAAGTATAGCCGCGAACATTGCCTCTTGTGGCATATCTTTCACATAATTTAATCCACATCATAGCTAAATTATCTGTAGCCTTGCCATGTGACTTAGAATAGTGTCCGTTTTCCATGCCTCCAATCCAATGACTTTTTCCGACTACTTGTAAATTGCCTTCATCATCAAATTTGTAATGTACAAAAGGTGGAAAATTTAACTTTTCCTTTGTATCAGCTATTGTCTTTGGAGTTTTTTTGCGTCCAGGTTCATCAGGTATGTGATCAAATGTCATAACTCGAAAAATAAGTTCTTCTTTGGTAATAGTTGTATATTTTACTTCGCACTCAGCTTGTTTTACTTTTTCACCTGCCATTTTTCTAGTTTCATAAGCTAGCGTACTCAGTTTTTTTGCTTTATTGCGTTTAGCTTCTGCAATAGTACGAATATTAATCTTATCTACATCAGGTAATATAATATCATAGTTAGCATGCTGTGGATCTGTATAGCTATTAAATGTATTTTTAGATTTATGTATTTCTGCTAAAATATCTTTGTTGTTTAGGTAATTCTTTTTTCTCATGTGTGCTCCAGGCTTATAGTATATATACTATTATA